ATACGATTCTTAATGCGAGTGTCATTCATGAAAGCCGTCCAAGGATTGATAGATCCATTGACTTGTGTAACATATGACCATGTAATCTGAGACAATCTTATGGGACGACTCATAAAATTCTGCAGATCTACATCCCTATACCATGCTACATCAGCCTCAGGAGGAGAATTGAGGTTTTGTGAAACAGTTTCCTGTTCGGTTTGGTCTGTAAAGACAATATTTTCTTTGGATTCTTCAGTAATTCAAGGTTACGAATATGCGTTTGAATTAATATACATACAAGGGTGAGTTGATTTTGAGCGACTACTCCCCCCTAAATAGGGGAATTCCTAATGAGGAACTATCTCTACACAGAAGCCTATATACATTACGCACAACGACCAAAACATAATATACACGGTAACCATGCTGTGTAGTAGCATGTTTAGCGAAAGGGCGTACGCCAACGCCCCGCACCACGAAGGTGGCTAACAATTACTCCTCTCTACACACCAGGAGAATTTCCGGACTTACATCCTCATTCACATAGATCTAAGCGGGCACTCCTCTCCGCAAACCATCTATTTCCCGAATGCCAGACAGTCTTTAAAAGACTGAAGATAAATTTCATCGAGCTCTTCATCATGTTTGACTAAAGCCCAACGACCAGAAGTAAGAACAATACGCTCATCATATATCATGAAAAGCTCAGATCTATGCACACCATAATTACATGAATCGTTAACAGCAATATCACTGAAAAGCTTGAGCTCTTCCCGTGTGGCCCCATCAACCAGAATAACATTTCTTCCCATTCTAACCTGGTCCGCAAGTTCCTCGGAATACTCACTCCGGGCACATCCAAACAGAACGTTAAGCTCTCCTATAGTAGTCGTCATCTCACCAGCCAGTACTTCCCAAAAATCCTCCCATGTCTCATCAAACATAAGAGGATCTTCTCTTCTCTTAACAAGCTTGTGATCTTCAAACCATTTAAAAGGAGGCTTTCTTCCGTAAAGACTCCTAGATTTGAGCAGCCGATCTTTGAAAGCTAAACCTTGCTCATCATAACTCTTAAGATCCGGAACATATGAACACAAGCCAACCTTTCTTAGCAATATCTCACACTGCTGCCTTCTTAAATCGTAGAGTTCTCGTCCGAAATAAAACCATTCAACGAGAGCAGTCTTGACCATTTCTCCACAATGTTGATACATAGTGGGGGAATTATTACCTGCAGAAAGCATGTGAGCATATAACATACGAAAGATTGACTTCTCTTCAATAGGGCATAAAAAGCATTCAAATTCATCGCTCCAAACAAATCTCCTCTTGAGGTAGGAAGATTCACTAACATGCAGATATTCACAAATACCTTCACTTTTATCTGCTTTAGTATAATCCAATCCGTGCTTTCCTAACACTTCCACGATTTTCTCATGAGTAAATAGAGGACATTCATCATCTACCGACATGATATTATCGTCACCAAGCGTCAATATAGCAACATGATCGAAGAACCTTCTATTAGGATAAACGTGCAAAAAGACATATATAAGATACAGCTTATTAATTAAATCATTCATCCAAACTGTTAGCAAATGTCCCGAAGGATTAGAGCCAAAAATCTGAATGAAATCGCCATTCCACTCATATATAGGATAACAAGCTTCCAATATGAGTACTCTACAAATGTTAAGCTGATCCTCACTGAATCCCGCACATTTGAGAAGATTCAAAGTAATAGCCGTAGCCAAGCACATCAAACTAAGAAGCACCTTCTTATCAAAATGCTTATAGTCACCAGCTATAAATCTTGAATCACCTCTAAGAAGGAGATGCAATGCAGCAGCACTCCAATCATAATCATGCACATTCATTCCAAGTCCGGTATCAAACATCAAATGATTATCTACAACAAATTTCATAAAAGCGCCTAGATACATCTTAACAGCAATAAGGTAAGCAACAGGACATCCAGCAAAAATTCTCACTTTTTCCCTTGTAAGCACAGTAGGCTCGTCCTTAGGAGACGCTCTGAAAATAATATTTGGGCGCACGTCTAGTCTAGCAGCATCAAGAATCCTAACAAGCTCTCTTGACAAGGAATCCTTCATAACTAGACGATAACCACAAGGATAACTATCATCAGGCACCTCCTCAAAAAGGTGTCTCTTAGCTTTACAATACGGCCAGCCTGCTGACGTGCTCATCTTCAATCTATCACACCCTGAAACACCACTAACGCCATTTATTACGTCTTGAGTGCTCCAAGGAGTAACCACGTCTGAGAAGGACTCATTCTCAATCGATTTCCAATTAAGAACTAATCCTTCTAAATGACTGTTTAAATGGGAATATGCTTTGTCCATAATAATGGGATCAAATGGTTCCGGTTTCTCTATCATGGCCATTAAATTGGGCTGCCATGCCTTCCAATTCCCAAGGTTCTTAGGTGAAGCCCATTCCTCCTCACATCCAAAAACTTCCCTAATATAAGGAGCAAAAGGAGTCTTCCTAACGCTTTTGACAAAGCGTCTTCTCGCTGAAGAATTTTGTGAGGAACCCAAATAATCCATCCAAGTATATTGAACATCAGCAGGGATATGTCTCACACAACTCTTCGAATGGGGTTCAAGTAAGATTTCTTCCTTACCGACACCTATAGTATCCGCGCAAAAATCACTAGACGCCGGTATCCTAACAATAGGATTACCCTTGTCTCGCATTTTCTCAAAATGAGATGCTGCTCTCTCAACATAACTTCGCAAGAGCGGCGCAGATTTAACACTATGGTGTTGTGAAGATCCTGCCAAATAGATACTATGAATGTATGACGGCTCAGTTTCACTAACAAACACTGACATACAATTACCTTTCTTCCCCAATCTCGGTTTTCCCGAATTCTTATCGAATAAATCGATAATATATCCAGGATATGAGTAAACTCTTTTTCCATCTGGAATCGCAACACTCTGATCAAATCTAGCAGTGCCGTATCCCTTCAAAATAGAAAAGTCAGGTTCTTTAATTGTATGAAGAACTTTCACAGTATCTCTGAGAAAATCAGAAGGAAGATATCTTCGAAGATCCTTGACTGAACCTAAATGCATAGTGTAAACAAACGCAAAATCCGTTCCCTCAACCTCAAAAACATCATCTTTCTTCACAAACCACGATGCATTGTTGACCAATTCTGTCTTGCTGCGTCTCATAACATGTATTAATCTAGGTTTTTCAAGGATATCATAACCAATGAAATGACGAGGAAGAACAAGAAGACCTCCAGATAACAGAAGACCTCCACACCCTTTTATG